TTACCAAGCGGGGCGCTTCCTGTCCGTATTCACTTACCTAAATATTTGTAATATTGGATTAGAGATTAGTATCGGATAAATTTATAAATCCAAAATTTATATCAAGTTTATATTCTATGTATTCATGTTGATTACAATAAACGCTTGATCCGACATGATATGCAAGAGTGCTACTATCAGTAAATTTTTTTTTAATTTTATCGATATATTTTTTTTTACATATTTTATCAGCAATAGCTGTACTATATAATTTATTTATTTTTGGTAATTTAAAAAGTTTATATTCAGATTTTTGTATTTTATGTATGTTTTCTTTTATTTTTTCACCAATCATTGTACTAGCATCGTCAACATTATCAATCGAATTTCGCATACCACAATCATCATCATATTCATATTTAGATTCTATAGATACCTTCCAAAAATAATAAATTGTCATGTAAATAGTTCTGACAACTTCATTTATTTCTTGTAGATCAATATCTTTTACGTATGTATTGAGATTATGTTCTTCTATAGAATCGATATCGTTATCATTTTGATAATTCGAATTAATATATTTTACTGATTTAAGTACCTGATTATTACCAATAGAAAACCAAATAATATCTTTATCAAATGTATTATATTTTGATATTTGTTCATATCCAACATCAGATTTTCCTTTAGCCTTAACAATCATTTGAAATGGTACAACACAATGATCATCTTCAAAACTTTTACGATAAAATAAATATTCATTTATCGAAAATATGGGTAGTATATTGTATTTGGATGATTTGAATTTTGAGATTATATCATTTCTGGCATCAATTAACATACTGAATGCCGGATTGTATAGTTCATTACTGCTAAAATTAATTTTTACAATATTTGCTTTAAGAATTGTTTTATGGCCGGATAATATAGGTAATCCTTCGTGTTCAATATCATTTCTAAATATTAACCAATTATTACGTGTTATTGTTTCGGAAAATTTCACGGGTGTATTATTAATATACAAACAGGTTTCTCCACCTTTACATACAGCATCAATACAATAAAGAATTGAATAGTATTCAATATATTTGGATTTAATTGGAACAAAATCATTATGTTTGGCAAAAAAATCACCCGTTTCATAATGTATGATATCAATATCATTAGGTATGACGGATAAACAAATATGATAATTATCGTTTAACATATTGATAATATTTGAAATATTTTTAAAAATTTCCGGACATTGGTTATATAACAAATTGATTGATTTTGAACGTCTCATATCATTATTTATAATATTTATTTGATTTGCAACATCATAAACTTTAGAATCGGTTAATATATTTTTTTGGAGGTTAGCTACATCATCCTGAATTAATTTATTGATTGAAATTAAATTAATTTCACTATCCAATGGTAATATTATATTACTCGAATCAATGTACAGTGTTTCCATTAATAATATTAATAGATCTATTAATATTATTATTTAGACACAAATATATTCAATTTTATTTCTTTTTCTTGTTTGCCTGTCTACGTTGTTTATCATTTTGTGATAATCTTGTTTGGTATTCTTTTGTTTCATGTTTGTCCCAAATATTGTAGGCATTTATTAATTCATCAAGTTCCTCAGTCCATAATTGCTGGGGTGATTTTGTTTCTAATGTTTTTATTTCTACCTGTGTATCTTTAATTTTTTTACGGAGTTTTTCAATTTCATCTTCCGTAAATTTAAGAATAGTCATCGATGTTAAATATTTATAGGACATTTTATCATTATCATCCAACGTCATGGGAAATTCCAATTTTTCAAGTTGACTTATAATTTCACTACTTTTTTTGGATTTTCCATTCTTAAAAACAATAATTTCTCCAGATATTACAAATTCAATAAATTTAAGTTTCCATTTCAGAACATCCATTTGTTCATGCCATTTTCCTAATAAATAATCCTTTCGCGTTTGATAAAGAACAAGTCTTCTTCTTGCAAAACTTTTCAGGATAGCCCCAAAGGATTCATATTTTTTGATTTTACCCGTACTATCATAAAGATGCATGTTACTTGTACTAACACTTTTTACCAATTTTAAATTTTTTTCAAGAGTACCATTGTCTATAAGTTTTTGTAATCGTCCAGCCTTGAATATTATAGTAAAACTTATTCGGATATCTGTACAATCTTCTGTGTATGTTAATATATCTTTTGCAATTGGATTTATTTTCTTTTTCTTTTCATCCTTTTTATTAGCTTTGGCTTTTGCTTTTGCATTTGCTTTAGTTTTAGCATTTGTTTTTTTTGTTATTTTAGCGGATTTGGATGCTGATTTTGTGGATTTAGATCCGCCTTTTGTAGATTTAGATTTCTTAGAACCTTTTGCACCTTTTGAACCTTTTGAACCTTTTGAACCTTTTGAACCTTTTGAACCTTTTGAACCTTTTGCACCTTTTGCACCTTTTGAACTCTTTGATGCTTTTTCCTTTTTTGTTTTTTTCTCTTTTTTATTTTCAATAGCAGAATCCTCCAATAATCCATCCATAAAGGATTTGTAATTATCGGTCCATTTGCCAATTGTTAGATCAGATATATGAATTGTATCTTTACCTCGAATTTCATATTTAGCACGAGTTAAATATTTACCATCCTCGACTTTCTCAACAGTACCTGTAAAATTTCGGTACCATGGTTTCATTATTTTGGGGTTTTTCCCACTAATAATAAGTTTCAGATTACTGTATATGTCTTGAGGATTACATGGTTCGATATTAGAAGAAAATCCAGTTCCAATACCCCTTGCTCCATTAACAAGAATCATAGGTATGATTGGGGCATAATATATGGGTTCTATTACATCATCTTCTTCAAGTTGTTGTTGTAATATATCAAAATCACTTTCAATAAATATTTTTTTTCCTAGATCATTTAATTGTGTTGTAATATATCTAGGACTTGCAGCATCATTGCCACCTGATAATCTAGAACCAAATTGCCCGCATGGTAATAACAAATTGATATTATTACTACCGACATAATTTTGTGCCATTTTAATAATAGTTTCATTCAATGACATCTCACCATGTTGATAATGAGTTTGTTCACTAATATATCCGCAAAGTTGGGCAACTTTTACTTGTTTATCATAAATTTTTTTCTTGACACATCCAAAATACACTTTTCTTTGACTTGGTTTGAATCCATCCATAATATGAGGAATCGCCCTTGTTGCACTAGATGAAGAATACATAATAAGTTCCTTATGAACAAATTCATAATACGATATTTTATTTTTAGCTGGCATTACATGTGTTTGTGGATTGTAGGATGTTATCCAAAGTTTTCTATCATCCTCGCGTTTTTTTGCAAATGCCAATAGAAATGCATCCTGAGACACATCCTTATCTAATGGTTTATATAATGGCTCCTCACTTTCTGATTGTTGCTCTTTTTGTTTTTCTTTTTGTTTATCAGAAAGTTTAATTTGCCAAAAATATTCAACTATTCTACGATCCAATTCTCTAAAACACTCTTCTGCTTCTTTTGCATCACTTGTACCCAATCCTTTGTAATGTTTTTTTTCCCAACCTTTGCCATTATCATTCTTCATTTTCCATTTATCAAATTCTTGTATGCTTGGAAATTCTATAATTTGTTTATTTTTTTTACTACCTTTACTAATTTTAACTAATGGAGTTATAAAGCCATTAATAAATGAGATATCCAAAAGTTTTGTTAACGATGGCCAAAAATGATTTATAAAATTCATTACAAGACCACGAATATGTATACCATCAGCATCCTGATCACTCATTACAATTATTTTACCATAGCGAAGTCCAACTACGGTAGTATACTCTTTTTTAGGTTCCAATCCCATTATTTTAATTATGGATTGGATTTCATTGTTTTGACTAATTTTAATTTGACTTTCATTTCGTGTATTAAGTAATTTTCCTCTTAATGGAAAAACACCATAATCATCTCTACCTACAACATTAAGACCTGCTAAGGCGAATGTTTTTGCTGAATCTCCTTCAGTAAGAATAAGAGCTGGTTCACCTGTTCGTTTTTTGGCATTATGTGCTTCATACAATTTTTCACATCTAAACAATCCTCTACCTTTTCCCAATTTTGATAGATTTGCATCGGCTAATGCAGTTGCGTTCAAACAAATTCGTTCAACTACGCCTGTTTTAATTATTTTTTTGATAAAAGATGCTGTTAGCTCGAATGTAGTTTCGAACATCGGAACTTTAGTTGTCATGAAATCTTTTGTTTGTGTATCAAAAGTTGGATTTGTTGTAGTAAAGTCAATGAAAAATATTAAATTTTGTTTGATTAATGCTGGTTTAATTTGAATATTTTTTAGTTTTTTAGTTATATGTTCTTGGAGACTTTTAACAATTTGGTTAACAACATGATCAACATGTGTTCCTCCGCGATTGTTACATATACCGTTGGTAAATGATATATGTTGATGTTCAAGTTTATCAGCTGTATCATACACAACACAAACTTTCCAATTATTACAATGTAAATCAAATACTTTATTATGCTCAGATCCATCAGGAAAATATAAATCTACATACTTTGTAAAAGAATTTTCATTTATTATTTCATCATTGTAATAAACTTTAATAGATGTTGTCATTGCGATATCATAAACTCTTTTCTTAAACAATGATATAATATCATCTGATAATCCTTCCAGTCCAAATCTTTTATAATCTGGTATGAATGTAATTTTTGTATAAGGTTTTTTCCCTTTGCCCGATGTAACAATCGCATCATCCGCTTTATACATATTTTTTGTGAATTTTTGATAAAATTTTTTATTATTAATAGCATCAAGAGTTTCAACAATAAATTCTTTTGAAAAGATATTTGTTAATTTAGCACCCAAACCATTTGTACCACCAACTTTTTTTTGTTCATTATCATCATAATTTGTTCCTGATAACATGGATCCAAAAATCATAGTTGGTACCAAAATCTTCTCTTTTTTGTGTTCAACAACATCTATAC